TCTATCATGTTGGTCATCATGATGAGCTTCGCCATCTCTAACTCGGGCGTAATAATAGGAAGTGGTGAGCCTTGTCTCCCCTACGCTACCGTCACTGCTTTCGCACTCACGGAAAACTGTATAACCTTGTAGAGTTCAGTTATACAATTTCACAGGTTGCTTTTTCTCAGAGCCTGTATCATCTAATACTGTTGTCGTGTGTATGTATCTCATGTACCGCCATACATTCCAGATCTGATGCCAGTCTAAGGCACCTCAAGGAAACCGATTTTGTCCTCGGTGGGGTGGTGTATGGTCCTGTGTAATGCCGTGTATGCCGTGTATGCCGTGTATGCCTAAGTGTTAATAATTATATTATGTTATAGAATTTTGTGGGCTTTTTTGGCTTTTTTGTCAAAACTACCCACGGTTGATGATCTTCAGTGATAAATTGCACATCGAAGCCATAATGGATACAAAGTTTCTCCACTGCTGACTTGCTATTAAAATTAATGTTTGTAGATAATGCATCTTTATTATAAGTGTATCTCTGCTTGTGTCTCTGATAAACTTCGTTTGTTGGGTCAAATTTGTCTGCATCTAAGAAGTCAAACAAAAACTTACCACCTGGCTTAAGGCTGTTATACACTTGTTCTAAATATATACCAACATCATATATGTTAAAGTGTATAAAAACTGCCAAGCAATATATTTTGTCTATACCTCTAAACGCAGATAAATCTCCATGGTTAATTTTTCTACATTCAACATTGTTAAAAGATTGCAAGAGGTCACGTGCCTTTGCTAAAAATGATGAACTTATATCAGTGCAAATTAATTTTTCACAGTACGGTGATACAAAAGAAGCAATAAACCCCAAACCGGGGCCTATGTCTAATACAGTATCGGTGTTATTGATATTCAGATGTTCAACAATGCATTTTGCTTGTATTTCTTTTTCAACACCAAGTTCTTCTACGTTGTTGTGCGTTGTCCCTACATATAACTTTAAGAGTTTTTGATCTATACTGCTATCCCAACTACTCATCTAACAAACCCTCACGTAGAATCTTTGAACCACCTACTCTGACATTAATTATACCATTATAGTACTCGTCTGTCAAGAGCACTTTGCGTTCAAACTGCTCTCTTGCTTCGAGGTAACTAGCAACCCCGCGGCTAGGACAGAAGTATAAAATTTCTCTTATAAAATTTTCTTCGCCGTGTTTTTCTACGTCTGCTTTTAGATGGTCAGAACTACCCCAATACTCACGCCAGTCACTTTCTTTAGTGCCTCTGCGTTTGTTCTTTTTTCCTTTCAAGGGCGGCTTGGTAGTTTTGAACTTTGCTAGTTTTTTACCGACATATTTCATGTCGTTTAATTTATTCGTAATTAAATATACGAACGCTTCGCAATCTTTGGGTAACTCAGTTACCTTTTCGTTTTTATACAACCATGTCATGTTTCTACAATTTCGATGTCGTTACTGTAACTAGTAAAGCCGCCTTCCTTAATAACGTACAACACATTGTTGACTCGGCCTTGCAACTCTTCCTTGTGGCTGATTAGGAACACGTTTTTATTCGACTCCCTACCCATCTTCTTTAACACAGCAAGTGCATTTTCCACACCAGTTGTGTCCATGCCGCTGTCCACTAGTTCGTCGATACACATCAAATTCATTGGCTGATTGAGACTTTCATAAATGTCTCTGAATGCCCAGCTCATACCTAATATTAATCTGTTACGTTCGCCTCTGCTCAAGTTGTCAAAATCTAAATCTCTGCCATATTCTGTGATATCCACCGACAAGTCATTGTTAAATTTCACCTCATGCGGCAAGCCCAGTTTGTCAAGATAATGACTGAGTCTGTAATTGAGGTATTGTAAATTTTGATCAATAATCTTTTTACGAATAAAACTATCTTTGCTAGTTAAAAGTTTGTGCAAAAATTCTTGATGTTCCCTTAACGAATCGAGAGCATTCATATTTTCATAATCAATCTCTTCAAATCCTGTATCTCGTAAAACTTCTATCTGTTCTACATACGGATTTTTTTCTGTGCGCTTCTCTTCTAATTGCGTAGTAAGAGATTCTAAATTATGTTTATGCTCATATGCTTCTTCGATTGTTGGATAAAACGTTTTATCACACTCTGGTACTGTTATGTTGTTCAGCGCAGTAACAACTTCTGTTAGTTTGTTATGTTGCTCCGTGTGGTGCGCTATTTCTGCATCTAACTTTTCTTGTAGTTCTGCTTTGTACTCTGCATGAGTACTCAAGTGTTCTGTGCCTTGCCCGCATGCAGGACATACACCAGCTTCAGCGTCAGCAATATTGCTTTTTAAATCAGCTATTCGTGTTTCGCTTCGATTACAACTATTGGATAACGTTTTAGATTCTTTGTTCAATGTGTCCCATTGTAGTTGGAGCTCTTTTGCGTCCGACAAACATTTATGTATTTCAATCTCTTCGTTTACATCTAGTTCGGATAAAGTCTTTAATGCTGCTGACATTTGGTTAGTTTTATCTGTAAAACTTTTCTCCCATGCGGCACTTCGTGTTTCAATTTCTTTTACATTTTTTTCAATGCGCTGATTAGAATCTGAGACTGCTTTAATACGCATCTCTTCTTCTTTCATTCGATCTTTTGTTTCTTTTAACCGTTCTTTTAAAACTTCAGCTTTAAGACTAATTTCGGTTATGCCTAGTAATTGTTCGATCATTTCTTTCTGATCGTTAGTTTTCATAGACAGGAAAGGGTCGGTGTATGTGTTTAATGCAATCAAGTGCTTGAACATATTATGTGGGAAACCGATAACTTTTTCAATATCTTTTTGAGTTTCTCTGCTGTCACCCTGTTGTTCGTCGTCTTTACTCTCAACACCATCTACATAGAATTTTAACACATTAGGTTTTCTACCACGCTCGATCCTATAGTCTTTGCCATTGATTTCAAAATCAACAGTGGTAACCATGCCCTTACCATTTGTTTTATTGATAAGGTTATCTCGTCTGATATTTGTTAGTGCTTCTCCATACAACGCATAACTGAGTGCATTAATGATAGTGGTCTTGCCAGTACCATTTCTACTACCGTCACCACCAAGGTCTAAGTTATTACCCAGAACAAGTGTTAATTGATTTGCGTCAAAGTTTACAGCTTGTGTGTTGTTACCCACACTCATAAAATTTTTGGCGCTTACATTTTTAATCTTTAACATATTAAACGTCAATTTCCCTGTACAGTTCTATTAATTTTTGGTTGTTAATAGTGTTACTCTCAATAGTTTCCAGCTGACTAATAACTATCTGATCAACACTTTCAAATTTAATTTCAGAGCCTTCAAATGCTTCTTCTTCCTCTTTAACAGGTAGTAGTTGAAGTTCTCTGACTTTGTATTTTTCTTGAAAAGTTTCTCGAATAAAGTTTGCTTCTTCGTAACTGATGTTTACATCGATTTTTATTCTTGCATGAGTATGCGAATCCAGGTGATCTTCCGGACCTTCTAATAGCTCCCGGAGCCCCAACATGATATACTTTGGGCACTCGCCCCAATTCACATATTGCGGTTCTTCTCCCCACTCAAGGAACATTGCACCACGATCATTGTCAGCAACATCTGCATAGTTATGTGGAAATGCATTTCCTATATAATGAATGTTACCTTTGTATTGTCGTTTGTGAAAGTGCCCACTAAACACATAATCTGGATTTGTTAAATCAGATGCCTTAACGCCACCATGATCAGGCATTTCTACCATGGCATTCATTTTAAAGTAAGGTAACTCAAAATGACCAAACATGTATTTGCAATCTAGTTTGTTTAATTTTTTATGCTCGTCGCCGACTAGCCAAGGAATAATTGCAACACCATCTTTGACTAACCAATCATCAACCATAACAAAATTGGATAGGTCTCTGGCAAACTCAATACTGTTCAGGTCACGCTTTTCTCTATAATAGAGATCGTGATTACCTGTTATAAAATACACAGTCTCGAATGCATCATTTAACCTTTTCAGGTCTTTGATCGTAGCATTCATAGTTGCAATATTGATGCTTGCCCTATGATGATGCCAGTCACCTAGGAAGAAGCATGTTTCGCAATCTCTGGCTTTGGCCTCATTTATAAACCAAGTGATATAGTTTTCGCAATCGATTAAATGTTGCTTACTGTTCTGTTTTAAGCCGTAGTGAATATCCGTGAAACACGCAGCTTTCTTAAAAAGATTAGCCATGTGTTTATTCCTCTGAAGGCGATTCTAACGTAGTTTCCGCAGCCGCCCGTAAGTCTTTAACAGCCTCTTCGTGCGCCAATTGTCTACTATAACTTGGCAAATGCCCTTGTTCGATTAAAATGTCGTCTCGGATAGTTTGGTTACGTTTTTCTAAGTTTAGTACTCTAGTAAAACTGTTGTTTACTGTAGCAGTGTAATACGCAAACGGGTTATCTGATTTTGCCTCGTTAAACTGTAGACCAATCTGTGACAGTTGTACTAATGCTTGTCCACGCATTTCATCAACATAAGTGTAACCTCTCCAGTTACCACGCTGACTGTAACGCTCGACGAGTTTCATAAACATTCGGCCAAGCTCGTTGGTAATTTTTCCGTGTGTAGTAGAAAACTGTCCGTTACTAAGACTACCCATCCAATGGGAGCGAGCTACTTCTTTAGGATTAATGCCAGCATCGCTTAGAACATAATGCTTGAACGGTGGAAAGTTCACTTTTGCTTTTGTGTCTGCAACAGTTTTTGTAGTCTTTTTGCGCCCTGGTGCATCTGGAATATGATCAAAGGTCATCACTCGAAACACAATTTCACTAGTACAAAATTCGTCTGGATCGACTGCAAAATCCTTCTGCTTAGGCTTTTTGTTTTTTTCCCAGCCGCCTGCAGCAATAGCAGCTTGGTATCGTTCTGTCGCTAACTTACTTGCTTTATTTTTCTTGGCAGCGGCA